CAGCACAATCAAGGCAAGACCAGTCCCAACGATCACGTTATCTTTACAGATGCGTGGAACCCCACAGTGATCCAACTGAAATATATGTCGGACCTGTTAGGCTTTAACTGGACCTTACATGGCTTATGGCATGCCGGCAGTTATGATCCCCAAGACTTTCTGGGCCGACTAGTAGGTAAAAAGAATTGGGTAAGGCATGCTGAGAAGAGCTTCTTCCATGCATTTGACCACAACTACTTTGCCACAGACTTTCATATTAAGATGTTTGTAGACAATCTTTTAGAAGATGGTTTCAAAAGTGAGAATCCTTGGTACGAGTTAGATTTTGAAGATTATCTAACCAGTAAAAAGATTGTACGCACAGGCTGGCCCATGGAATATATGGAAAATACTCTGACTATGTATAAGGGCATGAAGAAACGTGATCTTATCTTGTTCCCTCATCGCATAGCGCCAGAGAAACAGGTTGAGATTTTCCGTGACTTAAAAGAACACTTACCGCAATATGAGTTTGTTGTATGTCAGGATCAGCAACTAACCAAAAATGAATATCATAATTTGTTAGGCGAGGCCAAATTAGTATTCAGTGCTAATTTACAAGAAACTTTGGGTATTAGTTGTTATGAAGGTGCAATTGTAGATGCTATCCCAATGGTGCCAGATAGACTTAGTTATACCAAAATGTATTATGATACATTTAAATATCCTAACGAATGGACTGAAAGCTTTGAATCATACAAAGTATTCCGTCCAGCGTTATGCTACAAGATTACTCAATATATGAATAATCACGATCAGTTTAAATATCAGGTTCGTAAACAATCAAAAGATTTAACAGAACAGTTCTTCAGTGCAAATAAACTGTTGGAGAATATCAAATGAAATGGTTCCTAAACTTTTTAGAACGTGTTGATCGCAAACGAATTGTAATGGATAGACAAAATGACAAACCTTATCTCGAACGCTATTACCTCTTTCTTAAAGATAGAAAGCGTTTCCCCTTTAATGTGTTTCTACACAAGTTCCTTAAATCAGATCCCGATGATGTGCATGATCACCCATGGTCTTACGCTACTCTGATTCTTAAAGGCGGGTATTATGAATGGACTCCTAACTTTAATGCACAAGGTGCCAAGATCGGCGAGACACGGCATTGGCGTGGTCCTGGCCACTTCCGTATTTGCTCTGCTAATAGCTATCACCGTGTTGAACTTGAAGCAGGAACAGACTGTTGGACCTTGTTTATGCCTGGACCACAACGTAGAGAATGGGGCTTCCTAGTAAACAACAAATGGATCCACAACGAAGAATACCTAAATAATAGAGCAAAGAATGGATAATAAAACAAAAGAAGTAATGGACATTCTACAAGAGGAATGCGCCGAAGTAATTCAAGCAGTAAGTAAAATTAGTCGATTTGGTATCGACAACTTCAAACCTGGCAAGTCTAAAACTAATCGAGAACATCTCGAAGAAGAAATAGGCGACGTGCTGGCAATGATTGACATCATGCTGGAAAAGAATGTAATATTGTTAGAACACTTAGAAGTTGCAAAGGCTGCTAAGATTGAAAAATTAAAACAATGGTCAAATATATATGAGCAAAATTAAAATCGCAGAGCTGTTCTACAGCATTCAGGGAGAAGGACGTTACATGGGCGTCCCGTCGGTATTTTTACGTACATTTGGATGCAACTTTAAATGTGCTGGGTTTGGTATGCCACGAGGCGAACTGAGCAAAGAAGCAGACAACATAGCAGTTATGAATGCAATGCACCCATTTAATAAGTATGAAGAACTTCCGCTAGTTAGTACAGGTTGCGACAGTTACGCAAGTTGGCACCCAGACTTTAAGAATCTGAGTCCTATGTTAACTAGCGAGGCTATTGTAGATCGTATTATGGAAATCATTCCGCACGGTGAATGGCAGGACGAGCATCTTGTTATTACAGGTGGAGAGCCCTTGCTAGGTTGGCAACGTGCTTATCCAGAGCTGCTATCAAATCCTAAGATGGCAGGTTTGAAAGAAATTACATTTGAGACAAACGGTACTCAAAAGTTGAGCCCAGAGCTTAAAACATACTTGGGTATATGGCAGAATCAAGATTACAAACTAGAGAGAGAAGTTACGTTTAGCGTAAGCGCTAAACTTCCGTGTAGTGGCGAAAAATGGGAAGATGCTATCAAACCAGAAGTCGTACGAGATTACGAATCTGTTGGTACAGCATATTTGAAGTTTGTTATTGCTACAGAGCAAGACTTTGCAGATGCTGAATGTGCAATTGGCGCATATCGTGCGGCAGGATTCAAAGGTCATGTTTATCTAATGCCAGTAGGTGGTGTTGAAAGTGTCTATGCATTGAATAACAAAAATGTAGCCGTGTTGGCAATGAAACATGGTTTGAGATATAGTGACCGTTTACAAGTTCCGCTCTTTAAAAATGAATGGGGCACTTGATGGGTATCTTAGATCAAGCAGTTACAAATATTCCTAGAGAGAAACCAATGAATAAATTTATTAAAAAACTATTTGGCATTGATAAAATAGAAGCCGAGACAGCAGAAGCAGTAAAGGCGCGAATTGAAGCGGAAGCAGGCGCAAGGATTGCTAAAGAAGCAGAACGGTTGGCAAAACTCAGTCCAAAAGAAATTGCTACAGAAAAGAAAGAACCTTGGATAAGTGTGTTAGAAACTCATGTAAATCAAGAAAACGTTAGGAACGGATTCTTTGAACTTGACTGGAATGAGTATTTCGTGTTACAGTTACGTAGTGCCGGTTATGCTGGCGGGTCAGATGAAGAAGTTGTAGATAGATGGTTCCAAGAACTTTGCAGAAATGTTGGCTCAGAAACAGGAGTTGATATGGAACGTAGAGGTAGTGGTTATGTTAATAGAGCACTCCGCGATGACGGAAGAACAGAGGTTTTTTAATGAACAAAACGTATATTCACGTTGACACAGCTAATACTTTTTTTCGAGCAAGGCATGTGGTGCGTGGAAGCCTCGAGGATAAGGTAGGTATGAGTCTGGCCACCGTGTTAGGCAGTGTCCGCAAGGCATGGAAAGATTTTAAGGGCGACCATGTTATTTTCCATCTCGAAGGTCGTAGCTGGCGAAAGGATCATTATGCTCCCTACAAGCGTCAGCGCACAGAAGCTCGGGCGGCACAAAGTCCTAGAGAGCAAGAAGAAGATCGTGTATTTTGGGAAACTTTTGATCAGTTTAAAGACTTTGTTACAAACAAGACCAACTGTACTGTATTGCAACATCCGCAATTAGAAGCAGATGATCTTATTGCCGGCTTCATCCAAGCACACCCAGAAGACAGCCATGTTATTATCTCAACAGACGGCGATTTTGCACAGTTAATTGCACCAAATGTAAAACAGTATAATGGTGTCATGCAGATTACAACTACGCACGAGGGATACTTTGACGAAAAAGGCAAGCGTGTAATTGATAAGAAAACTAATTTGCCCAAGCCAGAACCAGATCCACAATGGTTACTTTTTGAAAAATGTATGCGCGGTGATACATCCGATAACATCTTTAGTGCATATCCAGGAGTACGTGAAAAGGGTACAAAGAATAAAGTTGGCCTGCGTGAAGCATTTTCTGATAAAGATAGTAAAGGCTGGGCGTGGAATAATCTCATGCTTCAACGTTGGTCTGACCATGAAGGTGTTGAGCATCGTGTACTAGACGATTACAATCGCAATAGAATACTGTGCGATCTGAGTGCGCAACCTGACAATGTTCGTGCTCTTATTAAAGAAGCAATCGATGCTGAAATTGCCAAAGAAAAAAATATTCCGCAGGTAGGTATCCGCTTGTTAAAGTTTTGCGCTGAATACGATTTGCAAAAAATTAGTGAACAGGTACAAAGTTATGCGGAACCACTTAATGCGAGGTATTGCTTATGAACTCTGTAGCTAAATGTCTTATTCCAAATAAAGAATGGTTGATCGAAGATAACGGTATAAAAATTGGGTCAATTAGTAAAGATAAAAAAGGGTATAGTTTCCTTTGTAATGGAAAACAGATTCCTATTGACGCTAATGATTTAAAATCTAGATTTGGAAATATACTGTTCGATGAAAGTTTAAAAAAGAATAAATCAAATACTCTAACTATAGACGCAAATTCTATCTACGACTATCCCTGTTCAAGCAATCCATTTGACCCCGTTTACAGTATTAAAAAGAAACTGCCACTTTACGCTAAAAGTGACAAAAGCAAGAGTCAATATTGTGCAGGATATTACGTTATTAAATTCCGTAAGGGATGGGTTAAGAGCTTCTGCCCTAAGTTAATTACATTAGAGCGTTATCCTTATCACGGTCCTTTTAAAACTGAAAACGAAATGAAGACAGTATTAAATACAGTAAACAAGAAATGAGAATCTTCAACATCAAACTTGAAAAAAATAATTCAGACGGAACTAAGATTCCTATTGATCTTAATACGTTGAATGAAAAGGATCGTATCAAATTTGAAATGGTTGCAATTGATCTATTTGATAAACTTGTCGAAAATGATGATTGTAGAGAAGCAAAAGAATTTATTAAAAATATACAATACTCATTATGAAGCAGCTCAACACATTACCCATTGAAGACTTCTTAGATAAGACTAGAATTGCTATCAAATCCAATCAAAAATCCGTCACTTTGACCATAAAAGAAGCCGCAGATTTGCAAAATAGTCTTAGTGTTGTAATGACACGTCTAAGCGGTGAGATGGATCAAATTTTAGCTTCTGCTGCCGGACAACCTAGCGCCATTGAAGTTAAAATGGATGGCGGAAAATTTTAAATACCTGCTAAATATATACGCACTTTAACTGGAGCGTATATATGAGTAGACCAAAGCCAAAAGTATTGTTAGAAATAACCAACAAGAAGACTTACAAAACTGAACAAGTTTTAGATGCAGAGGCTATTTGGGCTGTCTTTTATCAAGATAAACCAATTAATTTAAAAACCAGTAGTCTTGTAGTGCAACAGTTAGGTCCAAAATATAAAAAAGTTAGTTTTTCAAATAGCGGCCATGCTTTTAATCTGGCCGAAAAACTTAACAAATTGTTCAACTCCAAAGATTTCTCAGTTTTTAAATTAACTACAGGTGAGAAATTAGCTGATGAACCAAAAGACTGAAATTACCAAATATATACTTGAGTCAATGGATTTGGATGCCAGTGATGGGCGTGTCCGAAAAACCATACCAACTTGGTGGTACAGTACTCGACAAAAAGAACAAGGCGGGTTACGCCTAACCGATCAAGGGTTTGAAGCTTTCCAAAAAGCTGGTATTAAAGAATATCGTGTAAAGTTTGAAGACACTATCCATTTTACCAATCAGCTGATAATTTGGCTGGATCAATTCATCGACTGCCCATTTTATCTTCGTAATAAAGAAATTTACGTTTTTAACGAAAAAATGGCTGTCCAATTAGTGTTGTTTTCTGGCAACATTCAAAGATACACAAGTGCAAAAGTTAAGAGTCAGTCTACTTGACAACTCCGCTAAAATCCTATATAATAGTAACATACTGACACACACTGTTCAGTAGAGATTTTTAACTTTTTAAGGAACACACATGGCAGATATTTCCAGCAATCGCACCGTCACGCCCAACGAAGCAAAACGTGCTATTCGTAAATGCATTAAAATTAAACGTCCCGTCTTTATGTGGGGGCCTCCCGGCATCGGTAAAAGCGATATTGTCAAACAAATTGGAGATGAGCAAGAACGCGAAGTAATCGATGTTCGTTTGAGCTTGTGGGAACCTACTGATATTAAAGGTATTCCATATTTTGACTCTAATGCAAACACCATGACCTGGGCTCCTCCAGCAGAACTGCCTACTGATCCAGAGTCTACTGCTATCCTGTTCTTGGATGAATTGAACAGTGCCGCTCCTGCTACTCAAGCGGCTGCTTTCCAGTTGGTGCTGAATCGCCGTGTTGGTACTTATGTATTGCCAAAAGGTGTCAGCATTGTTGCCGCAGGTAACCGTGAAGCTGACAAAGGTGTTACTTATCGTATGCCTAGTCCGCTGGCAAACCGTTTTGTCCACGTTGAACTCAAGCATGATTTTGATGACTGGCTCCAGTGGGCTACTGTTAATCGTGTGCATGAACAAGTTGTTGGTTATTTAGGATTTGCCAAACAAGATCTGTATGACTTTGATCCAAAAGGTTCAAGCCGTGCCTTTGCTACTCCACGTAGCTGGTCTTTTGTTTCAGAACTGTTGACAGATGACGACTTGCCAGAGAACACATTGACCGATTTGGTTGCTGGTGCAATCGGTGAAGGCCTTGCTGTTAAGTTTATGGCACACCGTAAAGTGGCAAAACAAATGCCTAAGCCAGAAGATATTTTGGCAGGCAAGGTTAAGAAGTGCGA